GCGTAACATCAGTTATTCAAAAAGACATTCACTCAAATCGGGCGTTGTCGCCGGTTTTGACATCTTGCCGTCATGGATCGCTTGAAAGGCTTTATTGAAATCCGCGTTGATAAAACTGCTCGACAAATGAGCACACAAACAATAAACGGCTGAGTAATCATCGGTGTTGCCTGAGGTGCAATTATTGATTCTGTCGGACAGGATACGGATGATAGAAAGAATAAAGCCATCATGCCGCCATGTTACCGGACGGTCTGTAACATCACTTCCCCGCATCGCAATAGCGCCCAATGCACAATAGGCAAGATTAACCAGTCCGGCCAGTATTTCAACCATATCGCCCGCTTTAATCGCTTTTAATACCGCGCTGCCTTCATCCATGAGTAATGCTTGACGCATAACAATATCCATATCGGATAACTTCTCATTTGCCCCATGTTCGGCTTGCGGAAGTGAAAATATGTCGTGGAATTCTCTAACTAACTTTAAGTGCTTATTCATGGTTTTTATCCTCGTCGACTTACGTCGAATTAATGTAATAACCAGGCCCAACTAAAGTTTTTTCAAAGCGATTTATTCAAGCGCTATTTTTCCCTCAATGCAATGGTTGACGCCAAGAGCGGGAGCATCCAGGGTCATTTTAATGTCTATGGTCTCGGAACCGTTCAGTTTGCCGGTTTCAATGGCTTTGAGCACGGCATGTTCGATCTCGCGTTGTGATGTGATGCCGACATGTTTGAGATATTTTCTGATTTCTAAATTTAATGTGTCTTCATTCATTTTGACCTCCTAAAGGCAAAGTAGATTCCATCAGTATGGGCAATGGAATTTGTTTTGTGATGAAAGAACTATTCATTTTTTAATCATAAAAACTTCTTATGAACTGTATCATGTCCTGATGTTACGTACACGGCCAAAAAATAATTATTTTTTGGCCTGCAAAAAAGGGAAGTGTTGCTGATCAAAAATTATCAGGAAGCGGCGAAAACAGGTTATTAAAATTAATAGCCTACGCCCCACTCGGGGGGCAATGTTAATCTTAAAACGCAGTAGGAGTGAGTGAAAGAGTAAAGCGCGTTTGAATTCCGGACAAATAGCGTTTGAATTCCGGATGAACAATAATGGCATGAACACCCTGAATTCAGGACGGGGAATAATCACTACCAGTTACGGATAATCAACTCATTTGCAGCTTTACTCCGCTTGCCACCTCCTACCGTATAACTGATACCCACACTCTCCATTTCCATCCCATCAAAAGCCTTGCGCATCTCGGGGATATCATTAACAGAAATAATCATTTTGCCTTTGATCGATTTAGCCAAGTCAGCCATCTTGGTGTATTGATCAAGTTCAAAACTAACACCATAACCCTCAGTACCCCAATATGGCGGATCCAAATAAAACAAGGTATGGGGTCGGTCATAGCGATTAATACACGCATCCCAAGCCAAATGCTCAATATACGCCCGAGATAACCGCAAATGCGCTGCCGAAAGCTCTTCCTCAATCCGCAGTAGATTGAGTCGAGGAGCGCTGGTAGTAGCTATCCCAAAAGTCTGATTGGCAACCTTGCCGCCGAATGCCATCTTTTGTAAATAATAGAATCGGGCCGCGCGCTGAATATCGGTCAACGTTTCATCAGGAGTTATCTTGAGCCAGCTATAAATCTGCCGACTAACCAACGCCCATTTAAACTGCCTGATGAACTCCTCAAGATGATGCTTAACCACGCGATATAGATTAACTAATTCGCCATTAATATCGTTTAACACTTCAACGTCGCATTGCTCCTTAAGAAAGAAAAGAGCCACACCTCCTGCAAAAGGTTCAACATAACATTCATGAGTTGGGAAAATTGGCAGGATGCGCTTTGCCAAGCGTCTTTTACCGCCTATCCAGGGGATGATTGGATTTGTCATATAAAACCTCGTTTTCTGATGCTCTTGGCATACTGATTAGAGGCTCAACGGCCTTCAGTTGGTTAATTACCCCGCACCGAGGGCACTTGATTGACAAGCGTATAAACTCCGCTTCTGCCAGTTTCTTCCGGCAGTTCCCGCAACGAACTATTTCCATTAATTATACTCGCGTGATAGCCTATCACCGCTGTGTGCACAGCACGGTGCCTAGGCCAGACGCAGGATCCATCTGCTGAAGGTGGCTGCAAGGAGTGCTCTATCACCCTTTGCGGTCGCACCGTCTAATAACGTTTATTCACCGAACGATTGCGGCCAGCCACCGGAGAAACCATAGGAGGCAGGGTCGGCACTGGATTCCATTATGCCTTTATGGGTTTCGGCATTGGCGAATAGTTGCGCATCCAAATCGCCATCAGGCCACAATGTCGAATGCAACCTGAACCGTGACATCGACAAATGAGCCGTCCATCGTTTTCCATTTTGACGCGGCGCGCGATATTTGCCGAAAACATGCGTTTCATAATACGCAAATAAATCGCATATTATGAAACTTAAGAGGTTATCACCAAACAATTAGATCGATTGTATCCACGTCCGCCAAGGATATTGCAATCAACTTTTCTTCATATTTTGCTTGCTGTGATTTGACATAGCCAGCTACTGCTTTACCAACACCCTGAATCTGTAATTTAGTATGTACCCGCCTGGCCCAAACACCATTAACATCGGCACACCAAAATCTATATTCATCACCACTGCCTGGCAATAACGATTCAGTAATTAATCCAATTAGATTAATTTGATCATCTCGTGTAGTTGGATACATATAGACCGGCCCCAGATCATTCAATTGAATCCCTGCGATAATAGCCATACCAGCTAATGCTTTAATCTCCTCAGCTTTAATGGATTTTTTAATAGCTAAAGAGCTCAATGTTGCAGGAATAGCAGGACTGCTAAATGCTTGGCCATCATAAATATCACCAATATTAGCGTGATCGGATTGAACAGAATTTGCTAATAATTCATCTGAAATAATTACATTTACAACAATACCGTTATTTATTACAACTAATCGCATAATTAACCTATCCACTCTAATGTAACTAATCCAGATGTACCGTTTGCTCCAGAATTACCGCCAACGCCTCCACCGCCTCCTGACCCATGCCCGATACCTGCTGATCCTCCTGCTGATCCAGTAGAGTTACCGCCGATACCACCTAAACCAAATAACGTTGATGCGCCGTTACTCCCGACATAAATGGAGCCATTTATACTTCCAGCAGCCTCAGAACTTTGGTAAATAAACTTATTGGGCAACGCTAAAACGCTTGCTGATGCCGCGCCTTGGTACTGAGTATTATTGTTTGGGCCTGTGTTGCCATTGCCGCCTATGCCGCCGCCCACTGAATATGTAACACCACCAATAACAATCGACGTAGAACCACCTGAACCACCAGCTGCTGGAGATGCACTACCAGTTCCGGCCGCGCCGATTACTATTGGATATGCTGTGCTTGGCAGTAGACCGGATATATAAAACTCAACTACACCACCAGCCCCACCACCACCACCGAGAGCCATACCGCCCCCACCTCCAGCCCCACCACCTACTAGTGTTATCTTAAATATAGTAGCCGCAGTAATGGCGGTAGACGTAGTAAAATACCCACTTGATATTATCGCTATGAAATTGAATCGCTTAGCTTTTATAACCGCGAGCAATTGCGCATTATTAAGCGGGTCCAACACGCCTCCAAACCCTTCAATTACATTAGCAATCTCCTCCTGCACCGCATTCAGCCACTCAGCCGTAATCTCCGCAGGCGGTCTATTTATCGACGGGTCTTCCGCCACAAACAGATGGCCAACATGACCGGCGCCATTAGTTCTATGCATAACTCACCTCGCCACCTATACCTGTAATATCCTCAAACCACAAAAAAACATGAGCCTGTTTAAAATCCATCAACGCCTCCCACAATAACAGTGGATCAACCACGGACCTGTAATAACGCACCCTCAACACATAGCGACTACGAGTGCCCCATAATTGTTCACCAACATGACTGCCGACACGAAACGGTCCAACCAAATGATCAACCTGTACCAGATCGACCGGAAACGTCAGGTCAGGAGCTGCGTGACTCCACAACCGCTGCCCAACTGTACTCCCAACGACAAAGGCTCGACGCGGCATTGTTTCAGTCACGCCAGAAATCGCTTCATTTGCCACACGACGGTACTGACTGATATGCCAGCTGCTATTCTTTGGCCGATGCAGCTCAATAGCCGTATCCAGCACTTTTTGAGTTTCGGCTTCCACTCTCGCCAGTTCCTGGGCGGTGTCCAGTAACAGTGCATCGCCAAATCCGCCTTCAGGCCAATCCCACGCAGCACCTTGAGGGAGCAGCCCTTTAATGCCATCGGCGAATTGTCTAGGGCTATGGGCTACAATCTTCATCACGCCCACACGACTGGATTCAACACCAGCACTTCACCTGCCGCCACTGCCGTATCAACAAGCGGAGACAAGCGGGTGTATTGGCTGGTAACCGTAGCAATGGCGGCATCGATTTCCGCCATGGCCAGCAACGACTCTTCGCTGGATTCGGCCAGCATAAGCGAGTTGAGTACGACAGTAATCGCCGTCCGGTTTAAAGCGGTATCAAAGCCAGGCAGTAGATGAAGGGATATAGTCACCGGCAGCACAATCGGCGCAACTACTCGCCAATCGGCGGTCGCTGGAGCAATATCCAGAAAATATGCCGACACCGCATCAAGTACGGCTAACGTCGGCAGACGATTGCTCAAACTGTTACAAATCGGCCGAACAATCACGGTGCCCAAGCCCAACGCGTGCATTTGAACCAACGCACCACTGACAGACGGATGCGCGCTTTTTGCCCACCAACGATAATCATCAGGCTTTCCGGATCGAGCGCCGCGAGTCGTCACCGTCCGCCATTCATCAGCAACACGTATCCGCCAAGCGTCCACCCACTCATCTTCGGCGCCGCCAGTAATACCAGTGACATCTATAGTCAACGTACTGGCACAGCCCGGCACAGGATCAATCAGCGTCAAGGCCTGGCCAGCGCTCAAATTGCCGCCGCTGCCCGTAGTGGTACAACGAATAGACACAGGGGTTGCGCCTAAACCAAGTACCACGGCAGCCAATACCGCGTAATCCAACCCATTCGGACCGCGTAATAAAGTCCCTGCCAGCAGCAGAGTTCCTGCCGTGCCGGTAGCCAGGGCATTGCCGATAGCGGCTGTCGCCAATAACCGATCAACGCCATACAGCGCCGCCCAGTCATATAACCGCTCCAGTTCACAGGTCAACGGCGAGCACTGTGCATCAATCCACTTCAAAAACCCGTGCTGACTATGACAAGCCCGCGACCACGCCGCCGACAATGGCCCCCGCAAAACAGCAGGAATACCGGCCAGATCGGTTTCGATACGGGATTTCAACTCAGCATAGGAAGGACGAAGATACGTAGTCACAGCGGTGTACTCAAAATAAACTTACGGCCATTATGCAGACCGGTGATTTCTAAAAAAACGCTGGAAACATTTCCAGTAGGCACAGCCCGCTCTGTGACATTCACCTCCGTCAATGCAGGGGAGTGGCTGATCAGAGCCGATTGCACCATTGCCAACGCTTCATGCCTGGCGGAACCACCTAAAGGTTGCCGACGCACATGCCACAAACCGCTACCGGCCTGCGTGTCGGCCCACCAGCCGCGCCGCGCAAAGCGATCAGGCTCGCGATCAACCGGCGCTTCAGCATCAGTAAATAGCGCGGCATACACCAATGTTGCTACCGCCGCATCAGCATCATTGAGAGCCGGGTCATCGAACACCAAGTCAAACACACCGTTATCAATCTGTACCAGCTTTAGCATCAATTAACCTCACTGGTCGGCGTACCGGGCGCAGTGCTGGTATGCGTATGAGTATCGCTGACATCCTTGCCCCTAACTTTCAACCCGCCGAGTATCTCGACATTGCCGCCAATCTTCACATCATGCGTGGTCTCAAACAGCGGTACATCAGCAATTACCTTAGTTGCAGCTTTAACCTCGATAATGCCGCCGCGCTTGATGTGGACATAATTATTTTCGTCGTCATGCAGCGCCACCTCACCCTCAACCAGCTCCATCTGATAACGCTTATCACCGATCACAATTGCCACGCCATAAGAACGGTCTCCTGAAGGGAACAGTAAATAGGTCTGACAACCAGGTTTGGGGCGATAACTAAATCCATAAGGTTCCACACGCCGAAGATTACTTAACGGCTCGTCATCTAGTACCCGAGCCTGCACCTTATCAGCGCTGATCAGCGTACCAACGCCATGCGCCACCACCAACCTCAACCGATTCCATATATCCTTCATCGTTTACTCCTTTTCGCAGTAGCGCCGCGCTTTCCGGGCTTTTTTTCTTCCCCCAGGAATGCTTCGCGATGCATCACCTGCAGTTGAGTAATACTGCCGCCTTTGTCATCCAGCGTAAAAGCCCGCTCGCCGATCAAGTAAACCCCATCAATGCCCTCAGCAGGGATAATCACCCGCACTTGCGTATTGATAGCCCACAGGCCGCCTGCATGCGTCCAGCCCACCACCTCCAAATCGATACGGTGCGCTCTGGCCAAGCGTCGATTGCGCTCCATTAGGGCGCGACGGTCACAGCCACCCAACCCTTGCCCGTGACGATCACCGACGATGTGCATCGGCCGGAAATAACCAATACCATCGTCTTTTGCCGAACCCTTTAGCGCCGCATCGTTTTCGTAGTCATAACCCTTGACCCAGTAGTCGGAAAACCGCAACTTAAATTCGTCGACCACGTCATAGCGCTTGATATGCGAACCAACTATTAAAGTGGCGACCGGCGCGGCAGCGGTAGGGCTAGTCAGGATCAGTCCGCCGTTAGGCAACGGGTGTAACATCAGATTAGATGCGCGCACCGCATTGATCAGCGCATTGGCCGGAGACTCGCATTGCATCGCAAAATCAGGCACAACAGCCGTTTCTGCAGCAATCGTTACAGGCACTTTAAACGTGCTACAAAGCCGCTTTACAATCTCACCCAACTTTAGCCCCGATAGCGACTTGGAATATTGGCAATCGACCAGTTCCCGGCCCAATGATCGCGCATCAAGACTAATACTATGACTCTCCGCATCCACCGAGCGGCGAATTACATCAGGCCTAATTGTCGAAACCAGGATGCCGTTAACCAACACCTCAACAACAGTATTTGCAGACAACCCCAACGAGTCGCCGGTTCCGGGCCGGGTAACCGACAAACGCACCGACGCACACAGGTCATCAACAGACTCACTGACCGATATTTTCTGCCAGCGACCATAGCGCGCACCATCAAAACGAATCTCAACCATAAATGCGTCCTCGAACAAACAGCGGATGACGCACATTGTTCTGCGCCATAAATGTTGCCTCATCTACACCCAACCGATGGGCCAGCACTGTAGCGGGCAGCAACGACACCACATCACGCACCGTTTGCGGTTTTAAATCCTGAGTCATTAGCGCCTCAATTAATGCAGTACGGGCCGACACCGCAGCCTGAAAAACCGGATCAGGCAAACCAGGTAACAGCACATCAAATGCAGCTATCACACTTGCCAGCGCAGCATCTCGATCAGCCTCCGATCGATAATCTGCCAAGGCGACTTGTGCCGCCGCAACAAGAAACAACCGACAGTGCAATGCTCGTTCTTTGATTAAATTGCGCCGCACCGCACCATCGCCAGCGGCAACGCCGCTTAATTTAGCAATACTTGTTTGCTGCGCCTGTGCTGCAAGGCATGACACCAGCCGAACCCGAGCCGTATCCGAAAATTCCGCTTGCTGAGCGACCGCACCGGTGCCGATGGTTGCAAAGCGCGTAACCGAGTCTTGAGCAACATCGGAAAAATTCGCCGCATCGGAACCAAGACCCAAGGCATCAGTCAAGCCTCTCAGAGCCTTAGCATATTCGCCAGGCAACCCAGCCAGCGTTGCCAATTCACCCTTTACACTAGCGACCAACCCCATGATCTGCTGCGCCCATGTCAGCGGCAGCGTAGCCAGCGATATAACCTGTCGCACAACCTCCAACCCTCCCTGTACAGCGGCTACAAATGCAGTTAAACCGTCAGCACTCATCGGTTCCAGGTCAAAATCGTCCTGCGCCGCGTCAGCTAATTTATGGGTACGGTCAACAGCAATATCGACCTTATCCGGCTCGGCGCTGTATGGCTGCTCGCCACCAGGAACAAAGGCGATTGTTAGTGTGCAGTAGCCGTTTTTGTCGCTGCTTTCTTGTCTTGACCATTGATGCGCTCGCACCCAGAGCAATCCCAACCAGGGATGAGTCAACCAACGCGCACCCGGCTGGTTGAGCTTGGCCATCAGCCCGTTGCACTCCAGATCGTAGCTGGCCCCGATGAAATAGGCGTTAATCTGAAATTCGCGAGACTTTCCGCCCATGTCTTCGACCTGCGGTTCCTCAGCACCGGGAAACTCATGCACAACTAAACGACGGCCACCTTTAGCATCATGGCTGTCAGTTAAAAACTCAAAGCCGTCAAAATCTGCTTTAGCCCAGCGGTCACGATAGGTTTGCTGATCAGCCATCAGGGAGCTCCATTCCAGACATTACCGGTATTGCCTACGCTAGTACTCATATTCAACCCATTGGATTGCGTGGTTTGTTGTTGAATCACCAGGCCGGGAGCTAAACCTATATTCAAGTTAGCCGTGGCATCTATTGGCTGAGGCACTGATTTTGATTCAACGGGCGGACGCATACTGTCAAACGGCCCATTCGGGTTGAGCTTGTCGTAAAGCAAACCGCCTAGACTCTGGCTTGGATCGCCCGTGCCCCATTTCACCAGATTATTGACGCCTTTATTAGCCATCGGGCCCAGCACCTCGTACCCCAAATCCCATCCAGCCAAGGCACCTGCCGATTTTCCCAAGAAGCTGCCAGCCTTGCCCAAATAGCCGGAAATCCCGCTACCCGCACCACCCACGCCGCCACCCAGAGCCAGCGCGGACAAACCCGCGGCGGCAGCCAGCGCCGTCAGCGGCGGCGTGGCGGTGACGACTGCCGTGCTTAATAGCGGATATTTTGTGGACAGATCGACAAACATATCGGCAACCTTGCCAATAGTCGGCGTCAATCTATCCATCGCCGACTTTACCTCCCTATCCTTGAGCTGCTCGGCATTTTGCAGCTTAGCCCCCACGCCCTGCGCCTTGGTTTGCCAGTTCAGATCGTTAGCACCGTATTCCGTGCGGTTTTGCTCGACAGCTGCACCCACCCGATCAACGACATCCTTATTGCGCATACCGAATAACGCGCCCCTGGCCTGCATATCCTGAAAATACTGTCCGATGACTCCACCCTCGGACAGTTGTGAAATCGACTCAATCAGCGCCGTCTGCTCCGGTTTACTTTTCGAAGCTTTCAGCTTTTTCATTGCCTCTTTCAGCAGCGGGCTTTTTTCGGATTCACGATCAATCAGGTTTAACCAGGCATCCACAGCATCGACGCCTTTCATGCGCTGCTTAACCAAAAACTCCGCCAGATCACCCCGGCCCGCCTTTTCAAAATCCTTACCGGTATCTTTTGACGCCACCTTGGCCAGCAGGTTTTTGACGTTATTACCGGCCTCATCTGTGGTGCCGCTAGTCAAAACCGAAGCCTGGTTCATGGTGAGGATTTTCTTCAGCCCGTCTAACCCAGTCATACCTGCTGATTTACCGATAGCTAGTTGTCCCGGCAAATGCTTGGCCAGATCTTTAATTTCAAAACCCCCAGCTTGGCCGGAGGCGGTAACCATGTTCAGCGCCGTTTTCAGCTCGCTGTCGGTTTTGACAACACCCTGACCCACTAATGCGCTGGACAGATTGGCAATATCAATCGGATTGGCACCACTGCCGGATGCGGTACGCATCACCGTCGGTAAAAAATCCTTTGAGCGCTGAATTCCCAGCGTGCCCTTGCCTAGCATGGCGTCCAATGCATCAGCAGCCTGTTCGCGAGTACCGCCCCCTCCTTGCTTAAGGTCAACCGACTTGTTAATCACCGCTTCCAAATCTTTGCTACCGGCAACCCGCCCGACCGCATCGCGCTCAGGAAACGCGGTATTTGCCATGCCTAACATCTTGTCATCAAATGCGATGGCTTTTTCAGCCGGGCTTTTCAGCGTATAGGCGGCAGCCGCTAACCCCGCACCCGCCGCTACACCGCCATTAATCCGACTCTGGATTTTTTCGTATTGCTCCGCAGCTTGGCTGGCTTTTTTCTGCGCATCGGTCAGCTTGCCCATCTCATTAGTGAGACGGGTTATTTTTGCTTGGGTTTTTTCGGCGGCTTTGGTCAGTGCGGCCTGGCTCATTGTGCCGGAGGATTCAAGGCGTCTGTAGGCGGCCTCGGTTTGCTGAATTTCTCGCCTCACGACACGCTCAGAGCGCACCCCCAGCTGCTCGCGAGCATGAGACAGTCGGTCGTAACTACTCCGCTGCTGGCTGTTAGATTGATTGACGGCGGCTTCGGTTTGCTGAGCAGCACGTTGCACCGCACGTTCTGCGCGTTGAGCTAATAATTCACGGGCACGCGACAAGCGCTCGTGACTGCCGCGTTGCTGGCTGTTGGATTGATTAACTACAGAATCGGTTTGTTGAGTAGCACGCTGTGCCGCATGTTCTGCGCGTTGCGCCAACAGCTCACGGGCGCGCGACAAGCGTTCGTGGCTATCCCGCTGCCGGTTGTTGGCTTGATTGACGGTGGATTCGGTTTGCCTTGCTGCTCTTTCAAGTCGTTGTAGATAGCGACTGATGCCGCTGCTCGTATCTTTATCAACAAACTTTAATCTGACTTCAACGTCGGCGACGGCAGAGGACATAAAAAAACTCCGGTTACAGGATGTAACAGGAGTTTAAAGGAGGGCGTGATTGGCGGGCAGACTGGAAATGTTTCCAGCTAGTGAGTGGTCGGCTTAATTAAACTCTCGACCACTCATCAAAGCGGACATTTTTGCCCATAAAAAAAGCTCTACCAGCGGCAGCGCCTTTACCAACGGCAGCGACTGGTGCATCACATTCATCACCAGACAGACTGCCGCTGTTATTCTGATGACTTTTTTTCGGCGGCATCCTCGCTGTCGGCGTTTTCGTCGTCTTCCACAGAACTGTCTGCAGCTAATAGAGCATCAGCCATGCGTTCGGCGGCGAGGTAATCGGGACCATGCAATTGTTCAATCAGTGACTCATCGGTACCGGTCAGGCTGGCAATCAGCGCTATCCGTTGCGCCACGCCACCGGTTTTATCAAACGAAAGGTAGTCGCCCGCCGTGGTGTAGTCGCGGAACTTCAGCTTATCAATCGTTTTTTTGCCGAAGGTTAGAGGGTGTTTGAGAATAAGATCAGGCATAGTTTGTCCTACTTATAATTAAGGTTAAAAAGATTAACTAACCTGTTCAGACGAGTTAGCCATAATCGTCAGCTTGCTTTCGCCATCGCCGACACCCACCGGTTCCGTCACAAAGGCCTGACTCATCATATGCACATGACCGTCGGCCAGTCGTATGGTGATGTCCTCGTTAACGATATCGTTCAGCGCGATCAGATCGATGCCGCCTTGCAGATTGATATTAATCTCCAACTTGGCCGCAAAGCTGGTCTCGATAAAGCCGCCATCTTCCGCCAGTCGTCCGGCTTTATGCTCGCGCTTGAATCCGGACGGGGTAAACGTCCCCGGCTTATCGGCCAGCGGCAACTTGCCGATGGACGGCACCGATACCGTCCTGATGTTAACTAATCGAGCCATGGTTAAACCTCCTTACGAAATTGACTGCGACCGGCCAGGATATAGAACGGCGACAGCAGTACCGGCGTGTCTAAGAAATTGAAGCGACTGGGGTTGAGCGGGTCTTGCTCCACCACCAGTTTGGCTTTGTAGTAATCGTACTTCTGTACCCAGCCGAACTCCTTCATCAACACGTGTTTGTACAGGCTCAACAGATACGCCCGCACCGAGTCCTCAGTCGTTATGCGTAGGCCGGGTTTATAACCTTCGTCGCTCTCGGCCGCCGCCGTCCCGGCGAATCTCTTGACCGCGCCGATGCGCTGCTCGTAGCGAATCCTCTCCATGACTTCAGCAGTATTGATATCCAAATAGGCGTCATCGGTGCTGCCATCAGGCCTGAACAGATACATCGAGATCAAGCGCTTGATGGTACAAGTCCCGTCCTTAGTGACCTGCATGATGCTCATGCCTTTAAATAACAGGCTGTTGGCTTGCGTCCAATCGTGATTGCTCTCGCCAATCATGCCGGTCAACTGAATACCTTCCAGCGACTCTACCGGATTGTTGTAGAGCTTGGGCCCGGCCGCCGCAGTCACTATGGCAGCGGCCTCCCATGTGCTGGTTGGATTGATGGACAGACTCAAGTTAGAGATATGTTCATAGTTCTTGGTCTCGCCAAAAGCTGCCGCGGCCGCGTAATCACCTCGAAATGCGGTAAAGGCGCGGAATCCGGCCTGTACAAGTGGCGAGTAACGGCGCTGGCTTTCAGTGTGCCATGCGGCCAGCGTGGCGGCATCGGTGATACCCAACGCAACATAGCGATACCAGCGACTGGAACCCATAATAGTTTCCAGATTGCCCGGTGCAGGGTCGCCGCTACCACCGGATAGGGCGGTAATGGCCAGCCCCAATCCAACCGGCATAGCCTCGCCGTACAGGCCGAGGCGGATGTCTATATTATTGCCGCAGGTACCCTTATGCCGAGCGGTCAGTATTACGTCACTAGCGACTGCCGCCGCAGTAACCGGAATATCGATATCGGTAAAGGCGGCAGCAATAGCCGTGGCAATTTGCTCGGTAGTTTGACCGGTTGCCACCGGCGCACTAATTAATTTGCCAGCCACATACAGCGGCAACGTGCCGCTGCCGGTCGCAGCGGCCGTTACGGCAATAGTTCCGGTCGCTTGCACGCCTGCAGGCAAATCGGCGTAAGGCAGCATGAACAAATCCAGCACCGGGTCAATTGCCCGATAGCGCGCCGCCATCTGCGCCAGCATCGAACCGGTACCGGCTTTGGTCTTGGCATCTTCAACGCCGGACAGGCGCACAATCTCACCAGCCGGGGCGGTACCTGTGGCCAGCTTTTGCCCGACCAGCAATACAATCGGCATGTCGCCGCCCAGTCCGGCTTGAGAGCCGTCTATCTCGATGTAGGCTCCGGGATAGCGCAAGGCCTGCGGTATTTCTTGAAGCGAAATCATAATCTGTCTCCAGTATGGACCAGCCGGTCAAAGGCAGGCGGGTCGGGTAAATAATTGGTAATCAGTGCATCAAACTCGTAACGGTCGCGCCAGTAGATATCGCCGTCCGAATACTCCAGCACTTGGCCGCCGCCGAACTTGATCGGCTTTACTTCCGGCTCAAGCTCCCAGCCTAGCAGCAACGTTTTAACTGCCTGCCGGTACGCCAGTAGTATGTCGTCGGTTTCGCCAGGCTTATGGGTTCTGACGTTTTCAATCGCCATCACCACATCAAATCCCAGCGTCAGGTCTTCCGCCCGCTCACCGGCGTGACTAACCTTGTCAACAGCACGCACCACCCAGCAGGCGGGTAACGGCAGCGCTTCCGGCCGTATCTGCGCAAACTCCGACGCACCGGCTACCTGCCGGAACCACAAATGCGCAAAGCCAGCAGGCTTGGGTGTCAGATGCAGAATCAACGGCGTCAGCGAGATCATTTCGACAAGCTCACTACACGCATTACCAGTCACCCCAAAAACGGGGCGGTCCGCCATAACGACGTGGCGAACTTTCCAGCATCACCGCATCATCAGACAATACCGGATCGGTCGGCGCGGCCGGTATCAGGCTGATAACGCCGCGGCTATGCGATTTGAGCGTATCAATCACGCCTTCATAAGCCTTGCTGACGTCATCGGTCATACGCTCCGCACCTTGCAGGTAATAGAGCGCCACGGTCGATGCCAACCTGGCCAACAGCGTAGTTTGTACTGTTGCCGGAATGCCATGGCTCAACAGTAGCTCATCGGCATCGGCCAACGCTGTGTCGATCGCATCAAGAGCCAGCGCCAGGGCGGCCCGTTCGTCAGCGGTGTAAACACTAATATCGCCTCCGGCAATTGCCGTGCGTAACGCATTATCCGGTGGCATTGCCTTATCGGCAGGCACCGCCAGCTGCGCCAAACGCCTGGCGTTGCTACGGGCCAGCAGATCGGCTCGGGTTGCGAAGGACACTACGGATTACCTTGCTCGGCTAGAACCAATACCCACACCGCATCACGGTCAGCGGCAGAGACCGACCAGCCGGTGATCTCGCTCAAAGCGTCGGCCTTGGGACTGCCAGACACTGTCCATACGTCGGTATTGGCGGGATCAAGCTGGCCGATGGCCGCCTTAATGGCATCATGGCGCGCGACCCCATCGAGCGGTGCAGTGTTGGCGTTCTCTGCCGCAGATTTGTCACCATCAACCCCTGTGACATTGCCACCGTCATTAATTACGGCTCCCTGTGGTAAATCTGCATTTGTATTGAGCGCATCGTGGTTATCAAGTGCATCGGATGCGTCCGTTACAGACGTATCCGATGCTTGGTCAGCCGGTGCGGTACGTTCAAACCCTTCCGGCTCCGTTTTGTTGAGACTCGCATGAGGGTCGGTATAAGTGACCTCCAGCATCTGCTCCTGTTCCAAGCGCTCGGCGGTGGCTTTGTCCACCTCGATAGGCTCTTCCGGCCATTCGCGGCTAAACCCTATGCCGCAGCGGTAAAATTTCTGCGAGGCCTGCTTGGGCTGAATGCGCCCCCAAAGGTTCACTGTCGCCATGATTTAATTCTCTCGTTTTAGTTAATACACCCGTCATTGTTGGCGGGAATTAGTGACTACGGCGCCATCCAGGGACTAACAACCAGCTTAACCTTGTTGTAGTTGGTGTTGCTGGCACCGGCGGCGTTTTGCTGGGCCTTGAGCAGCACTTCGGCCGCCGCCATGTTGTCGGGACCCACCACCAACGTGTCCGGCACAATGCCGAGCTTGCGGTTGCCGTCGCCCTTGAACTTCATCATCGCGGTATAGGCGGCTGTGAAGTTGGCTGCATCCAGCGCAGCCTTGCTGCCAAAGGCCAGCTGCCAGAATCCATAAACCGCATCACCACGCCAGCGACCGCCGTAACTGAACATGTCGTTTTCAAATACAGCATCGCTGTTGGCGGCGTTGGTTTTGGCTTGAAACTCAGCAACGATGCGTTCTTGCAAATAGAACGGCTGTGGCGCACGGCTGGTACACAACAACACCCACGGTTCGAGAACGCCTGCCTGCATATTGCTGACAGTGGCGGCAACACCGGTGGCGTTTTCATTCGGATAAACCGGGTGATCGCTATCGAAGAAAAACTGACCGTCATAGCAGACCGACGAAAACCCGGCGGGTACTGCACTGAACATCAGGTCGTTTTTCAGGTCGATGACAGACTGGCCGAAACTTTCGGCAATGTCGCCGTACATGCCGTAGTTATCGTCTTCGAACGCCTCACGAGGAATATCGAGCGTGTTCTCGAACTTGCGGTTTTCAACAGTGTAGGCCTGTTTACTCGCAGTCTTGTGGGTACGCGCGCCGACCCACTCTTTAAATGCCGGAAACTGAGACAACCAGGCATAAGTATTGGATGCGCTATTGCTGCCGATGAGCTTGCCAAGTTGCTTCCAGTCTTCGGTCGCAACCGCCAAGCCTTTGTTGAACCGCGCCTTAAGCGCTGTATTAAAGGCCGCTATTTCAGCCGCCGTCAGTACTCGTGTTGTCATGTATTACTCCTGGATATGCGCACCACGTGCGCGTAGGGATTATTGTTTAGGTCTTTTGTGTCGCCAAAAAATCTTCAGTCGTCACACCCATTTTTGCCGCCATGTCGGCCTGCTCCTTACTTAATGCCGCAGTCCCGGTCTGTTTCCCGTCCACTTGCTTGGTTAGCAGTGCCAGTGGCTTTTTCGTGGCCAAGTATTCAGTCAGCGACGCCAACGGCTGCTTTTCCGCCCAGGCTTTTTGTGCGGGAGCTAATAGGCCTTCGGTTAACGCGGTCTGCAACAGCGCCGCATGATCTTCTTGCTCCTTAGCCAAGGCCGCTGCGGCCTTTTCTTGGTCGAGAGCGTCAACTCTGGTTTTCAGAGTGTCGCGCTCCGTGGTTAACGCTGCCACCTGAGTGCTTAGTCCATCACGCTCGACGGTTAGCGATGCCACCTTGTTGCTCAGGCCGTCGCGCTCAACAGCCAGCGCGGCCAGCTGTTCTTTTTCAGTTGCCATATCGTTCTCCCTTGTGGGTTTAAGTAAATCAAAGCGCTTGGATAACGCCGCCATATCCAGTGAGTCCAAGCCATCTAAAGCGGGGGTATTGGTCAGCGCCACCGAGACGATCTCCATGACTTCACCGGTGCGTTCGTAATAAAAAAACACGGCGCTGATGTAGCGATATTCTTTTGCTTGGATACGGGCCTTGGCGGTCGCAGTCCAGCCAATGCCAACTGCGTAAAGGCCTTTGCCTTCGCGCCACTCCATCTCATGGAACCAACCCGCAGCAATCACCGGCTGACCATTCCACTCGGAACGCAGACTTTGGTGCTCATAATCAATCAGGGTGTCGTTTTTGAGTTCAGCCATGCGTGCTATCACCTGCGCGGCAATGGCCGCATCCAGCATCCAGGCATCGCATTCACGCGGGCGATCATCAGTACCGCGAAATGGACCAGGCGGCAGCAAATGCGCTTCGGTAGTGACACCGTCGGCACCGACGGCAATCTCGAAGGACAGCACGGCAAGCTTAGTGATGAGTTTGTTTGGCATATCGACCTCTAAAAACGTGTTGAGGTCATTGTCGGGGAAACGAAGGAAACTAACAGCGCTGGAAATGTTTCCAGCTGAAGGGAGGGGCAAGCGAAATAGAAGCGATTTGAGCCGCTTTAGCGGCGGCTGTCGTTAAATGGCATGAGTAAAAATCTTTGAATGCAACAGCGGCCTTTCAAATGGCATGCTGAGCCATTAGCGGGGTTTGGATGAGGCGTTTTTTGTAAAATGTGAGTAGATACGCAAAATATTGCGTATCTACTCACCGAATAAATCCAACTGCCCGCCGTTATCCTTGCCTCGGATATTAGTGATCTGGCGACTGGATAGGTTATAGCGTTTTGCTTGACGGGCAATGCTTTCTTTGTGGGCATTACCAATGATCGCCGCATTGCGGTGCATGGCCAGTAGCTTGTCGGGCTTGGGTAGCCAAATCCGGTTATTGCTGTCCAAGTGCGGCTGAAGCACGTGTCGCAAGCGGACCAGCTCATCCTCCTGCAGGCCCAACGCTCTCGATTTTTTAAGCGGGATGTGAACGTTGACCCCGCCGTAATCGCGCAGCCATTCCTGGGCTCTTGAGAATCCCAAGGCCTTGACCACCGCTCGCAATACAGGCGGCAGTGTGGCTAATAGGGCGGGATCGACATCGGGGAATTCCATATCAAAGCTTCCGCTTCTGCTCACGTCCCTTACCTACATCCATGTAGGCAACGGCTCAACATAGCTTTAAGGGCTTCGATAATCGCCTGACACTCCTGGTCTGTCAGGCTGTCCAGGTCAGCGACGTTATGCGCGGTTTGGCGGGCGCAAAAGGTCAATAATGCAGGGCGAGTGGCATTGTTTATCTTACCCGCATCACCTAGCCGCCCCCATAGTTTGACCATCAGCCCGATTTGAGCCGACACCCTTTTCGGAGCTGCCGTCTGCTTGCTGCCGCGAAAGACTTTCTGACGTGGCCAGCCGCGCTGCGCGTAATCGTCCAGTACTGCGCCCAGCTGAGCCAGATTAAGACTGCTGGCCGAGATGCGGCTATCAATGGCGATAGCGCCATGCCGTACCAGCAGCGCGCGATGGATGTCGTCGTTCCAGCCGGACAGGTTTTTCTCTGCCCAGCCTTTGGCGATGCCTACGAGTTGTCTGTAGTGCTTGATAAGATCAGTCATTATTTTACCCAGTATTGATTTGTTGATTTTCGGGTTCCGGCTCTATGATTTCTTTCAGTGCAGCCCGGCTTTGTTCTCGTTCGCCTTTTGTTGCCCTCATTTCTTGGCTTTTAGTCAGCCGCGCTACGATTTCACGCAATTTGGCCTTATATTGCTCGCGCTCTTCGGGCGTTAAGGGAGGCCCAGGCAATGCCTTAGGCGGCGCGCGACTGCCCAGATGATCTATAAACAGCTTGGGCGACGGCCAGTACTCGCAACTGCGAAACAACGTTGTAAATGACCGTTGCACTCTGGCACGGTCCAGCTGCTCATCCCATTGGATACGACTACTGCTGATACCCTCCAACCAGACTTCCGCCGTACCGACGATGGCATCTTCCGGCGGTGTGCCTTGCAGGCGTAGCGCCAGCAGCTTTTGCAAGCCGGTGATAATTTCTACCTTCAACCAATCAGCCGCCATTTTTTAACGCCTCCAGCGCAGCAATTCCGGCCAGTGTCTTTGACTGCTTGCCTGTATTAACCATTGCCGTCGTCGGGTCGGTAACGATCTGGCCGGGCGTAGGCCGCCAATTGCTGATCACCTTATACAGCCACCCATGCCCTTTCAGCGGCGTTTTCAATCGCCCCTCATCACGAGCGATTGTGGCTTGGTCGATAGCCCATAACCATGCTTCCAACGGTGCTTCAAACACGTGTCCATCTCGACTGATACGCTTCGCCTGAATATCCGGCGCAATCTCAGCCAGCAGCGTGCTGACCCGCTTCATGCTCAAGTCCTGCGCCTTGGGTCGGAACAGCGCCAGGTAACGCACCAACGCCGAGCCCAGCGGCATAGACAACTTAAATAGGGTTTGTAGCGCCTCGCGGGCGCTTTCATGGGCGACCAGCGCATCCAGCGATGCAGTAGTACCGCAGCAAGGGCAGCGCGTTTTCATCTGTAGCACTCTAACGCCGGGGCAACCAGCCACTGGTATAGCGTGATGAGCTGGGCTGCTACGGCGACGGCGGCAATAACGCGGGTAACCAGAAGCGCGCGGCCCTTTTCGTCCAGCTCGCGCACTTGCTGTTCGATCAGCCTGCCGTGTATCATTAGCCGCTCGCCTAAGTCGACCATCTTCAATTGTTGTTTTGCTGTTAACATTTTATTCCCCTAGTGCTGTGTCTGGGATTGAGCGATTGCACCCAAGCCGACCGCTGACATGCGCCGCGCAAGGAGATCCACCAAACAATCACCCAGCTGCGTAGCGAGCGTAACGGTTTGGCCGTTCTTTATTTGCTCTGTGGTATGTATGGCGTGGGCATTTATTTTCACCCCTTCGCCGTTGTCTTCCAGTTCAAGGATAAATTTACTCATCTTCAAGCCCCCAATTGTTGCTCATCATTCGCCAGCCAAACGCACGATAACTGTGATCCATTGCTCGTCGCCAATGATATTCGTCATATACAAAAAACCGCTGTCTATTGCTCCTGATGCGTTTTCGTGGATTTAATCGACGTGCTTTTTCGCTTAACATTTCTTTGCGCATATATAACTTGCTCCTCTATCACGCTATGGGTTTCAGGCACAGAGCCTGTTTGGCGACGGCATCAACCAGCGTCACGTTCAGTTCGCGGTCATTGCGGAATTGCTGTACAGAGGCAATCAAACCCTCTACCAGCATGCGTGCGCTGCCTCGGCAATAAGCGTACAGGCGGGCTACCACCTCATCAGCCACCTCTTCGTCACCGAACGCCGTCTGCACCAATGCGGCAGCATCATCGGCGCTGATTTTTCGCACCGTTTCCGGCCAGAATCCGGCCCGGCTCCTGATCTGGTCAAACTGGCCATGCTCAGGCTTGATCAGAGTCGTCAAATACTCGGTGCCGCACAAGCAGATGCCGACATTGGTCATGTCGCGCAATCGGCGCAGCGTGTGCAGTACATGCGGGGTTAGCGTCTCCGCCTCATCGACAATCAGCAAACTGTCAGTATTAGCCAGCACATCAATCACGGCGCGGAACTTGTCGTCTATGCTGCCCTTACTATCTACACCCGTGACCAGCCGTGCCAGTAACTTTACCAAGCTTTGCGTGGTCATGAACGGCGTCGCCTCAATCAGATAGGTGTTAGGCGTGGTGCGCTGATAATGCTTGGCGGCAAAGGTTTTACCGGTACCGACATAAGCCGACAACACTGCAAAATTACGGTAGCGCCTAGCCATCTGGAAACAGGTCATTGCCAGCCTGAACACGCTGGTTTCTACCGGGGCCAGCACATCCGACTCCGATTCTTCTGCGTGGCGCATGGCGTTGCTGATGCTGACCAACAGCGGACTGGGCGAGGTTGCATAGGTGCCTTTGATGATCTGGTTTAAGCTGCTCGGCGATACGCGCGCCAATCTCGCCAGGGCAGCTTGGGTATGTTTTTTGTCAGCTCCCAGCCACGCATTAACCTCGGCGATCAGCTGTATATCTTCGGCCGTATAATGCTCGGGGTACGACACGGCATTTTTTGGTTGACTCATGCTTCCTCCTCAGCCGATAAAAAATCAAACTCAAACCCTTCAGGAAAATCAACCGCCGACATCGATAGCGGAATAGCAATCTTCTGTTGAGCTTCATTCATATAAAACGCATCGATAAACCAGCAGGTCCGCACCGGTTTATAGGCTTGCAAAATAGTATTCACGCCGTCGGTAAAATTGACGTCGTTATATTCCTCTGACATCTGCTTGAGCTCCAGAACACGGCTGGCCCGTAAATTACCTTTCTGGTCTTTTTTAAGAAGCCGGAAAAGGGAATGTACAAGTTTTGATGAGTTCGGGTCTTTCGCCAAAGATTCGATATAGGTGTTGACCTTTTGGACACCCGCCGACACGGTATCATCCCAGCCATCGTTGACCCGGTAGCCGATAGTAATGCCGTACTTGTCGGTGGAAAAGGTGTGGCTCTGCTGTTTATCGACCACACCATAAACAGTCGCCTTCATCTCCAGCAGGTCTTTAAAGTAGGCAAAGGTTTCGGCTTTTATCGCGCTTAAATCGGTTGATACGTAAATCAGTTTGGCAACAGCACCAGGCACGGTGGTATTGACCAGTTCCTTGTAGGCTTTTCGGTCTTGCGCCGTCGCTTGGCGTTTTTGGCGTAATAAATCCTCAAGCTGTTGTTCCGATAGTTGGCTTGGGGCAATCAAGGTTTCTGCAGACATGGTTTAATCCTTACTTAAATGTTAAAAGGTCAATCTCAATAGGTTCCGGCAAGACGCTGGAGGTCTCTGTATTTAGCATCGCATCTGCGCCGACAACAATCGCATCGACGTCGATCACCATACCGGCGCGGTCTTGTTGCTCTATCATTTTCTGTTCCAAGCGCTTAATGGCGTCACTGGCGCGGTTGAGGCGCTTTTCTTCCATACGGTTGGGCGCAATGGCATCAATCGCGTTGATCAAATGAGCGTCGCATATCCAGCGCCCATCCAGGGTGCGAATGATGGCCACGCTGTCATCCATCAGGTCATATTCCAAGATCACCTTGGTACCATTAAACGCTTCCAGATCGGCGTTCTTGTAACTGCGCTTGCCGTGGGCGATGCTTGCCCGCTTAACCGTCAATTCAACCGCTTGACGCTTGAGTTCTATCTCTGCCATATTCGCAGGTATCGGCACCAGCCCCTCCCATAGTGAGGCTTTGGTAACCCCTTTGTTTTCAGGGTGCGGACGGCTGGCGTAACGCTGCAACCAATCGTTAAACGCCTCGGTAAACTCGGCTTGGGTCGGCAATTGCAGTCTGCCAGCCTTAATTTCGCGCACGGTTTCCTGCAGTACCTCGGCCGCCATGTCATGACCGCAGTAAAACCGAGGCCGCCACAGCTTTAAAAAATCCCGCTTTATCTCGACAAACAAGCGCTCGATCCAACCCTTGCCGTGCGGATTGCCAGGCAATGAATGGATGATTTCCTGCACACCGGCGCGTTTGTAGAACCCAATCTGATCATCGCTCATCAGCTTGTTCTTGTAGCCCGAGCCGTTATCGACATAGATAAACAGCGGCACGTGATTCCAACGAGCAAAGCATTCCGCCCACATGTTCTGCACGGCTACCGTGCCTTCGTGCTCATCGGCCCGCCAGCCCACTACTACGCGGGACCTCAAGTCAATAGCCACAGTCAGCTCAGGACGCCATATTTTTCCGGTTACCGGGTGAGCCAGATACACGTCGGCCCGATAACCATCGGCTACGTATACATCGCCGGGCAAAGCGTTATCGGTGCAGCGGCGGATATATTGCTTCTTGGTCAGCCGATACAGGTTCTTGCCGATCCGCGCCGGGCTATTGCGGCCGAGCATGGCGGGGACGCTGGTTAAATACGCCCGAACCTGATCGTAGGTGCAGGCAAATTTATCCACTTCCACCAGTTGCCTATAGACCACCGACATTTCAGGCTGCCCCGGCTGGTTGTAATACTCCAGAGCGGGACCCCACCAAATCGGGATTTCACTCAGCACCCGGCCTTTGTGATTCTCCAGCAGCTCGACCCTGCCGCCGCCGACTGTTTTGATCTTACGCCATTCAAAAATGGCATTACGCGCCGGGGCCAATCGATCCGCTTTGGCGGCACGCTTAAGGGCAGCTTGCAGGTATGGGTTAAGCGAACCCACTTCGGCTTTAGCCAATAAAAGCTCAATAGCCTTACTGGCGCTTAGGCCGGTTTTCTCCAGCTCAAGCACCGCTTCAACTATATCCAGCCTGGCTGTCGCTACCTCACGCTGGCTTTCGCTGGCCTCTCTCCACGGATCGCGCTGACGTAGCGCAATCACCTGTCCTGTAGTTCTGACGGCGGGCGTCGCTTGATCAAGCCGCTGAATAAAGGCATTCTGTTTGCGCATGGTTTAACCCCCTTTTTTAGGGCGGCCTGGGCCTTTGGGCTGGTTATCCTGGCGCTTCTTCTCGCGCTCGGCCTTGGCCGCAAAGAGCTTGCGCTCAAGCAGCTGATATTCAAACAGCCAGTCTGATGCCTCGGCATCAGTCAGGCGATGCTCGCCAAGCACCGATTCCGGCAGGTCGCTCACCGGCGCGTAGTCCTTAATTTTGTTCAGTGTGTCCATGGCACGAGCAGTAACGACATGGGCCGTTACCCAGATTTGCTCCAGGCGCATCCGCCATTCCGGTGTTGACGTGTCCTCGTTTGCGGTCTCTTCAAACATCGCCCAAAGGCTGTTTAAAGCCAATTCGCATTCGGCTTGGTGTACTAAACATTCCTCGCGGACAAAGTGGGTTTGCGGGCTGAACTGATACACCGGGTTGCGTTGCTTCATCTTGGCGATCACTGCATCCCGGTGCTCTATCTCGCTCTCCAGCCGCTTACCACGCTGTTCAGCGGAACGCAGGTGCTCGCGGAGTTGGCCGTAGGTCATCGTTTCGGCAACACCCAGCATGTCCTGGTCTTTTTCGGTGCCCCGATCAAAGACCTCTTGCGGCAGCCCGGCCAGCAGTAGCGCCTGTTTTTTGCCTATCGTGAGCACCTTGCTGCGCTGGGCTTCGGGTAGCCGGGCGTAGAACCTGGCGATCTTGATGCACTCGTAAACACGCGGCTCTGATAAGCCTCTGCTCGCAATAAAATCCTTAAAGGTATCGACTACGCCCGTCGTAGTCGCATTTATCAACACCTCTTGTGCCGCCCAAAAGGCCGCTCCAGCGCGACAGGCTTTTAATAAACTCTGGTTCAACTCCTCCGTGCCTAAGTCCATCAGCTCTTTAGCGTTCATGGAGGTAAAGCCGAAATCGTCCAGACACACTTGTAGTTGAGCCCTGCTTGCATCATCAGTAGCGAAGATCATTTCCTCGCCAATTACCGGCTGCAATGCCCGGACTTTTATAACAGGAGCCTCATCTGCAGACGCAACTGGCGCACTGCCAATGCCTAGATCTATTTCTTCTTTGACTTTTTTAGTCATGACGTACTCCCAAGGATTTACTGCGGCAATTGATACCGGCTGTCTGAATGCGGCTCAGCATGCGTTGCACATTGCGACGATGCTTGCCTTGCAAACCGGCGATTTCGCGCTGGCTAAAGCCGTAGTGATATAAATCCAGAGTTTCGCGCCATTGCGGATGCTTGGCGAAAATACCGTGCAGCAATTGCGTATACGCGGTGTGCTCGGTATTGAAACGGCTCATGAAGTGGTTGAATAACACTTCGGTACATTCATCCTGGTATGCCTCAATCAATGCACGTAATTCAGGCTTAACCTTGCTTGGGCTAATCGTGTACAAAAATCCCGGCAGCATAGCCAATGGCAAGCACAGCATTTCCTGCAAGCCACCGGCTGAAGGTGTCACCAGAATGGTGATACCTTTGCTGAACTTTTCATTAAGTTTGCGGTGCTGTACTTGCCACGCTAAACCCATGTTTTCGACGATTGGTTTCATCGCAACATACGGCTTGCCGTCACGCTCGATGGCGACAATGGTTTGTTGACGAAAGGGGATGGTGATGAGGTTGCTCATGCTGTTTCTCCGATTTATTTAAGGCCGAGTGCCACGGCGACGTCGTGCGCTTTGCCGCGCCGCCCCTTGTTAACGCCGTTGAGTACGGCAATCACGGTTTTCGGTTCGAAGCCACGCTCCCGCGCCCATTCTGAATAGGACTTGCCTTCTTTCTCAAAGCGTTGCTTTACTTGCTCTAGATTCATTGTTAATCTCCTTTGCTATTGTTAAAAAAACTAAAGTACGGCTTATTATGGGAAAGAAATCTTTCCCTGTCAACAACTAAATGGAAATATTTGCATGAGTATTGGCGCAAGATTGCGAGAAGAGCGGGAACGCTTAAAGCTCTCCCAAACCCCATTTGCCGAGGCTGGTGGTGCAACAAAACAAACACAGCATGCTTATGAGTCAAACAGGACACCGCCTAAAGCCAATTATCTGGCAAAGGTCGCTAGGCTAGGGGTTGATGTAGGCTATGTAATTACCGGCATCCGTGCCGAGAATGTCGCCCATACGCCAACAGAAATGGGTTACCTTAGGCATTGTCGTGTTTTGGCCACTAAGGGACTGGAAGGTATGGGGCTAAAGGGGTTAGTTTTTTTAAGGGAATCTAATGGCCTCACATGGGACGACATGCCCGAGGTTTATCAATCAATGCAAGCGGGCGAACAAATCGACTCAACCGGGGAGAGCGAAAATGCGTCTTGATATACCGCTTGATTTACCCGGACATTCCTTTGTTGACCAGCTTAAATGGCTGGAGGGCTGGGCCTGTCTTGATGCAAGCACATTAACCAAGTGCGCTGACGACCTTGCGACAGCCGCCAAGAACGAGCCGAAAGATTTTATCGCCATCATCTGCGAATGCGTGAATCATGCCCCGTGGCAATGGCCGGATTACACGGATTATGAGGAAGAAAACGGTCGGTTCTTTAGCGGCGACCTGCTCAAAGATATGGCTGAGCATATCTATAGCAAATACCGCTCGAACAAAATGGCGATTTATCGAAAATCGCAAATCGATGCAATTAAACACCTTCGACCCTATTGGAGCCTGTCAGGCCGTTGTGCTTCGGACGATGATAGCGTAATAACCCTAGACGCTGATGATGCTTTCTGGGAAACGCATTGTGTACCCTGGAATTGTGAAAAACTGGATTGCCGGTGCCGAGTGTCCTCGTTGTCCGAATATGAAATGCGTAACTCCCAAGCCCAATAGGTCGGGTTAACGCTGTAAGGCAATAGAATTCCGTGAGCCAATGATCAAATACAGGGACGTTACCGGCGTGCTCCTCCATTTCTCGCACGAGCAAATTGAGGCCTTGGTGGAGGCGCTATCGCCGGAGCAAAGGCGGTTTTCTGCCATCCTGGGCAATACGATCAAGCAGCCGCATGAAATATGGCGGGGCTGGGTGGTCGACGAAACCGACAAAGGCCAGTGGCACAACGTTCGATCTTACTTGCAGTACCTCGATCTTTCGCAAACCGATGCTGGCGTAGCGTTCGGTGTCGCCACCCTCCAATTTGCCTACCGTTCCCGCTGGGAGCTTGCAAATGTCGGTTTGGTGTTCGGAACTCAGGAGAGCGTCATGAAGCAGGTTGACAAAAGAATCCGCATAGGAAGCATCGAGTACTCAAACATTCAGCATTAACGCGGCAGAGCGAGAGCGACTAAGACTTGCTCAAACCCCATTCGCAGCTACACCTAAATCAACCGATTACACTTAAACAAAGGAGCTGAAACAGCCAATGAAAAACTTCGATCTGCTAATGGCCTTTATTGCTGCCACCCTGAACAAAATGCCAGACGATTGGGGAAAGCCACGCGAATTATCCGGCATGGAAGTGGTAGAGGCATTGTGGCCGCTTAACGATGTGTTCCGGCCGCATCTGCCGGATATAGGCGCATTATCTTACGACCCAGCCCTGGAGACCGAAGCGGATCAAGCGATAGAAAATTTTATTCGCGGCGATGGCGGGGCAGCTTGGGATAATTTGCCGCCCGCTATTTGGCGGATATTGTTGGAGCGTCATACTCAAGCGCTGGTTGTCGCCGCCGCTAATGAAGCGGCGGGTAATCCGCTTATGACGATACCGGAAGACTTACCGAAACATGCATGGCTAGGCGCTGCAATGTTGTTTTTAATATATCAAATGCAGCTCCCTTATGAAGTGAAGCATCGACTTCCAGACGAATTCCCTCCAGCCGGTTCTCCGGCATCGCACGCGCTACATTGAAAGCTTGTTGATGTCGGGTTTTGAGGGTGTGCAACCATTGTTGTTTGCTCATTGCTTAATACTCCAGGCTGAAAAAAAGGGACTCAGCGGCCCTCTAAAGGGGCGCTCAAGGGCGCTCTAAAATCTGTTTTGTCATCTAATTTCATGTGTGTTTTTTGGTACGTTGCCGCCCGGCAGGGCAACCCACAACGTGACGCAGGGGATAAGATTGACGCATAACCGTCGGTTGTACGATGACCAATGGCCGCCAATCCAAAAACTACCCCATCGAAATAAAATCCCGATTTTCGGCCTGGGTAGATCGGATAAATATGCAATGTAGATGAATATAGCTATCCTCTCTATAAATGCCAGGGCGACACCAATGCATAGTAGCTCGGTTATGATGGGGTTCATTGCCTCTTATCCTCAATCTTTCGGCACTCGAAAACCTCTTCGTTAACATAAAACTTTCCAAGTTTTTTACATTCTGTGGCGATGACATGATGGGCATGTCCCCAGCCAATGATGTAGCCCAAGATGGGGCCAAGGATAAGGAAAAATACATTCATTGTGACTGCCCCAGTTGTGCACCGCGTTTACTTTGCACCGGCTTATGAATCGATACATCCCTGGCTGCATAGGTGCCGGCCACAATCGCCTGATGATCGCTGTCTTTTTTCAGTTCAGGGGCTTTGCGGGTGTCGCTTTTCAATGAATCACCCCAACGCTGCTCTTTGTAGGCTGCGATGGCGGCTTTATCTTGCTCTGTACCGGCAAACTCCTGGACTTGCTGGCTAATGCGCCAGACCCATGCGCCACAGAAGATGTCGGCCATCCTGATTTTGTTTTCGCGCTTGTAGCGTTTGAGCGTGGCTCTGTAAGCGGCGCGGTCTTTTATGATTTGCCGACGCAGCACGTCGAATGTATAGCTGGCCAGCTCCGGTTTAATACCTAGACCCAAAAACTTCACACAGCTATCTGTCCAGCCGCTACCCGAGGAAATCACTACCTCGCAACCAAATGCCGTAGCAATGGTGTTAGTCAAGCCACAAAGATACACAGGTGGTCTGTTTTTGCTGCCGGCTTTACTGTGCGACTCATGTACTTGGGCAGCGGCCACGTCACCGCTAGTTACGTTATATTTCTTCATCAGTGCGTCGGCTTGGCGCTTGGCTGCCTCGGCTTCCCCTGGGTTGTCTGATGAGGCTAACGCAAGGCATTTGGCAATTTTGATAGCGATTCTTTTAAGCTCTTCGTTGGTCATGGCGGCACCGGAGGGTTGATTTGTTGCGCATCCTACTCTGTCAATCTGTTCTTCTCCTCTCTGGAAATGTTTCCAGCCTAATTAAACCTCGCGCGCACGCGTAAGCTCTAACTTCGCGTTTTACTTAACTGTTTGGAGCTTACTATGAAATTACCGCGCCTGTCCCTTTGGTTGGTCATCAGTGTGTTGCTGTTGATTGTGGTCGCCGTGCTGTATCCGCAGCAACTGGGCGTTAGTCTTTACAAGCTGTCGCTGGTGTCTATGGCCGGTGTGATCGGCTACTGGTTGGATCGGGCGTTGTTTCCGTATGCCCGGCCCGATGGTTATTTGGCGCACACCCAAGTACATCGGTATAACCTGCATCTGGACGACCCAGAAGACGCTGATTACCGGGTTAATGCTGGCTACCATGTCGTGTTTGCTGCCGCGATGCTGCGACGGGTGATTATCGTAGCAGCGGCAATGCTGGCGATTGGGTTGGGGGCTTAAATGCAAGGGCTTTGGCTGCGATCCTTGAAAGGGCATAGGCTGGAGTATTTCAGTTGGTTCCTAATAGCGGTGCTCATGGTGGTCGTGGCAGTCTGCTTTACTCCCCCCGCAGATGCTCAGGAAATCCCCCATGCCGCAATCAAATACCGTGCCGATCTGACGCGTACAGCTCATGCAACATGGGGACTGGATGCGCCGGTTGCGGCGTTTGCTGCACAAATTCACCAGGAGAGTGGCTGGAACCCGCAGGCCGTGTCTCATGTGGGTGCGTTGGGTATGACGCAGTTTATGCCGGACACGGCAAAGTGGTGGTGTGCCAAGACAGGTACGTCGGCTATTGATTGCCAGCCCAGTAATCCGGTCTGGGCGATGCGGGCGCTGGTGGGCTATGACCGATGGCTATTCGAGCGGGTAGCCGGTAGCTCTGATTATGACAAGCTGTGGGCGGCTTTGCGTGGCTATAACGGCGGCTTGGGACATTGGCAACAGGAAGCCAAACTGGCTGGGTCTGTGCAGCGCGAGGCTGTGGATCTCGCTTGCGGTACGGCCCGGCGTAGTCGGCAATTCTGCCCGGAAAATCTGGGGTATCCGCAGCGGATTCTTAATCGTTTACAGCCGCTTTACCTTGGATGGGGTTTGGGGGTGTCACCATGACTCGCATTTATTTGGCTGGGCCTATGTCAGGCCTGCCGGATGAAAACTATCCGGCGTTTAATTCGGCTGCGGCACACCTGCGGACGCTAGGCTTTGATGTTGAAAATCCTGCTGAGAATACCACACCGGCTTGCGGCAGTTGGGCGGGCTATATGCGGTTGGCTATTACGCAGTTACTGAGCTGTGATTGTGTGGTGTTTTTGCCGGGATGGAGTGTATCTAAAGGAGCATGCATTGAGCAGCGGCTAGCCGCCGACTTGTGCATACCTGGGTACATGATCAGCCGTGTACTACGCGATCCAGAGGCAGTGAAAGCGTTTACAACTATGGTGAAGAACTCTGTGGCAAAAGGTTATTCAGTCAATAAAGTATTACCTAAACCCAATCCAGAGCAAGGTGACGTATGAACTCATTAATCATTGTTGCACTTATCGCATTTTCTGCTGGTTCCGGCGCTAGCTGGTTTGTAACTGATGCTGTGTTGAGTGAGCAGATTGCGAAAATGGAGGGCGACCATGCCACCGAAAAAGCAGCCGCTGAAAAAGTGTACCGCGAACGGTTTATGGCCAAGCAGGCGCTTGGCGATACGCTGTCTGATCGACTGGCGCAGACCGAATCCCATTTAACCCAAAAAACCAAGGAGCTTTCCCATGCCCTTTCTAAAGTTACCACTGGCCGCGCTTGTCTTAATGGCGCTGCTGTCCGCCTGCTCAACAACACCGACAATGATAGCAGCGCCGTGCCCCAAACCACCGGCTCATCTACTGCAGAAGATGCCGCCGTTGCCACCGATACCGACATCGCAGACTGGATCGGTTCCGCCAAAGGTCAATACGAGTCTTGTCGGGCACGATTAGGTGCCTTAATCGATTTTGAAATACTAAAGGACGTTCAGCGTGACTGATACCGACAACATTATGCGCAGCATTGGTCAGCTGACCGGCTCCGTTGAAACGATGCACCAAAGCCTGACAGCGCGGATAGGCGACATCAAAGAGGACATTCGCCGTCTGGATGGCGCCAGTAATGAGCGTATGAATCGCATGGAGGAAAGTCTGGTCAGACAGATCACCGATCAGGGCGAAGCTGTGAACAAACGCATTGATGGCATGGAGGCGCGGGTATCCGACTTGGAAAAAGAGGATAAAGGCATTATCAGGGAGATTGCCAAGTTTAGTGCGATTGGCGGCGGCGCATCCGCAGCATTAGTCACTGCTGCGATTGAACTGATGAAGAAGCTGTAATGGCGCATTCTCAAGATGTCCGAGATAAGTTGCGGCGGCTTTATATTGAGGGTCTGCCGCTTAATGGGGCCGCTTTAAGTAGCGGCGTCAGCTACGACACGGCGCGGGACTGGAAAACCAAGGCTAAAGCCAAGGGTGACGACTGGGATACCGCGCGCGCCGCCTATCGCATCAGTGATGCGGGTATAGATGAGCTTAACCAGCAGATGGTTGAGGATTTTTCCCGGCAGATGATTACTACGTTACGGGAGCTGGAGGTGGCGGAAATTCCAGCAGCAAGTAAGGTCGGGCTGATGGCTCAGCTGTCTGACGCTAACGCTAAGTTTGCCAAGGCGTTTGCGCGGATTAATCCGGCTTTTTCCGGTTTGTCGGTTTCGCTGGATACGTTAAAGACGATTGCCGATTATTTACGTGCGAATGATCCGGCGGCATTGCGGGCGCTACAGCCGCACTTGGAGGATGTTGGGGCGATTCTGGGGAAGCGTTATGGATGATATTCAGGAGATACGCTCCTGGAAAGAGTTTGAACGCGAGCTGGCCAAGCTGGGCGAAGAAATCCGCAATCAGATTGAGCTGGAGTGCGAGGCGTTTGCTACCGATCCGGCTGCCAGCAAGGAGCGGCGGGATCGGGCATGGCATGATTATCAATTTTTTTGCCAAACCTATTTCCCGCACTATGTACCGACGGCGTTTTTTTCGCTGTTTCAGCAGTTCTTGTTTAAGCGCTTGCCGGAAGTGATCGACGGCCCAACTGATGGCCGCGAAGTGCATCAGGCTCCGCGCGGCGAGGCTAAGTCAACTTACGAAACCCAGCTGGGTAGTTTGTGGTGCATTGTGACCGGTCGCAAGCACATGATCGGCATCATTATGAATACCGAGGAACAGGCCGCTGAGATGCTGGAGTCTATCAAGGCGGAACTGGACACCAATCCGCGCCTGGCCCAGGACTTTCCTGAGGCTTGCGGCCAGGGACGCGTATGGCAGGCCACTATGGCCATCACGGCCAATAATACTAAGATTCGCATCGGCGGTACCGGCAAGAAAATCAGGGGCATGAAGCACGGCCCCTATCGGCCTGATCTGATCTTCCTGGATGATCTGGAGAACGATGAGCAGGTTAAGCAGAAGGCGCAGCGCGATAAAACCCAAAAGTATGTGTTGAGTGCGGTGCTGGGTTTGGCTCCTCCGGCCGGTGGTATGGATGTGTTTTGGGTCGGTACCAGCTTGCATTACGATGCGGCTATTAACCGGGTCAGTCGCGCGCCGGGCTGGCGGCGTCGGGTTTTTCGCTCGATCATGCGCTGGCCGGACAATATGGCGCTGTGGGATCAGTGGGAGGCTATCTACATACGGGGTGGCGATGACGACGAAAAGGCGGCGGCTGAAGATGAGGCGCTGGCGTTTTATCAGGAAAACAAAGCTGCGATGGATCAGGGTGCTGAGCTCAGCTGGCCGGATGTGCGGCCGTTGTATCGGTTGATGTGTATGCGAGCCACCGATCACGATGCATTCAGTCAGGAGCAGCAAAATGAGGCGGGTAATGACGACAATGCCCCCTTTAAAAATGTTCAATTCTGGGTTAACCATTTAGATGAATGGCTGTTTTTTGGGGCTATCGACCCGAGTTTGGGGAAAAGAGCGAAAAAAGGCGATCCTTCCGCTATTTTAGTCGGTGGGTTTAACAGAAAGACCCTGATACTTGATGTCGTTGAGGCGGACATTTGTCGCCGGGTACCCGACTTGATTATCACTCGGGCTATTGATTTTCAAATTGAATACGGCTGTATAGCCTGGGCGGTTGAAACTGTGCAGTTTCAGTATTTTTTATTTACCGAAATACTAAAACAATCGGTTGCGCGCGGCGTGGCTTTTCCCGGTGTTCCGGTAAATCCTGATAATGATAAAGATTTACGCATCATGAGTCTGCAGCCGCACGTTAACAATGGCTTGCTCCGTTTGCACCACAACCAAAAAACAATGATTGAGCAGCTTAAATTCTGGCCGGAAGCCGATCATGACGACGGCCCGGATGCACTGGAGATGCTGCGCAATATTGCGACCCAGTTCGGCGGCGAATGGGAATACACGTCGGCAGGCGGTCGTAATCAACGGCGTTCATACAGCCGACAAAGACAGGATGAGGATGATTGGGATGAGGATTAAATCTGATGAGTTTGTTGAGGGCCAAGATGCGGTGCTTCAGGGTATGACCGATGCAGACTGCCCTTATGTGGTTGGTAGTGATGAGGCGCTGGATTGGATGAGCGGCTTTTTAGATGAGGGGTTTCTTAATAATGGCTAAAAAATCAAAAAAGCCCGTTAAACCAGGGCTGGATACATTGCAGGCGGGGGCGCGTTCCACGCAAAGTACGGCGCTGAATTACGCGTCGGTTAATACGCTGGACCCGTCTCGGCTGGCGGCGGCGTTTGCTCAGGCAGACCAGGGCTATATTACCGATCAGGCGGCTCTGTTTGAACTGATCGAGGAGCAAGACGCGCACATTTTCGGTGAGCTGGGCAAGCGGCGGCGGTCTGTAACCGGTCTGGGTTGGCAATTGCATCCGCTAGATGATGCTAACCAGTCGGAGCTCGATCGAACTAAGGAGCTGTCCGATATGCTGATCAAGATCCCCAAGTTTGAAGATGCTCAGTACGATATTACCGACGCTATTGGCAAAGGGATAGCCGCTCTGGAAATCGACTGGCAAACCGGCAATGAGTGGGTTCCGAAGGCGCTAAACTGGGAGCCGCAACGGAATTTTCAAATCAATCGCGATAGCGGTGAGTTGATGCTGTTGAAAAACGGCATGCCTGAACCGTTGCGGAAATGGGGATGGGTGGTGCATGAGCATCGGGCCAAGTCCGGATATATCGAACAAGCCGCGCTGTTCAGGGTGTTAGCGTGGACGTATGCGTACAAGGCGTACAACATTCGCGATATGCAGCGGTTTTTGGAGATGTACGGCCTGCCGTTACGGTTAGGCAAGTATCCAGCCGGAATCGGCAAGCCGGAGCGCGATGCGTTACTACGGGCGGTGCGCAATATCGGCAACGATGGCGCGGGCGTGGTGCCATCAACGATGACTATTGATTTTATCGAGGCCAAGGGTGGTAATGTAAAAGACTTTTTGAGTGGAGTTGAATACTGGGAACGGAAGCAGTCGATTGCCGTTTTGGGCGGTACGCTAACCAGTCAGGCCGACGGCAAGTCCAGTACTAATGCGCTGGGCTTGATCCATGACAAGGTGCGGCGTGAAATCATGCTACACGATGTGCGACAGATTGAGCCGACTATGAATAGTCAGTTGATCGTGCCGATATCGCTTATCAATGGCATGTTCCCTGAAAACCGGATACCTGCCTTTAAATACGATACTGCCGAGCCTGTAGATCAGAAAGCTATGGTTGATCTGCTGGAAAAGGGCGCGAGCATGGGCATGGAGATTGATGTGGATTTTGCTCATCGGGCTTTGCAGATTCCACGTGCAGGGAAAAACAGTAAGCTGTTGGTTGCTTCCGGTAAAACTGACACGGCCCCAGCTGCTAATGCGGCACTGGTGAAGTTAACCGCCTTGGCGGCAGCTGCAAAAGATAACGGTCAAGCCGATATCGCCAGTGCGTATAGTGCGCAATTGGCGGCGCTGTGTGTATCGCATGAAGAAGCGCTTATTCAGCAGATTGCGGCGCTGGTGGCTGAGGCCGGTTCGTTTGATGAGGCTATTGCTGGTATGGAGGCGCTTAACATCAACAATTCCGCCTGGGCGGACTCGGTTGCTTTGGGCATGGCAGCGGCAAATTTGGCGGGACGGAGTGATGGTTAAAAAGATACAACCTACTGACTTGACACAACAAGAAATCGACCTGGTTTTGGAGTATAGAGAGAAGCAAAAAGAGCGAGCTAGACAAAGAAAAAACAGGGTTCATCTTCTCAATATCGCAAAAGCTTATGAGGAATGGTTGCAAGATAATAGCAGGGGTTCTTCGTTATCAACATTTATGGATGAATTTGGCTTTGATGGCTTGAATTCAGCTGATGTATTTCGGCTTGTCGAAGAAATTAGGCGCACCTGCGATCACGCCGAGCGACTTTGTTTTACCGAAGATTAACGGGGTAATTAGTGGTAGATTCTAAATATCCCGATATGCAACTGCCGTTTTCTGAGGCTATTGATTTTTTCAAAAAGAAAATCAAACTGCCGACATCGGGCTGGACTGATATTTGGCAAGAGCAACACAGCCATGCCTTTGTGGTGACGGGGGCAACCCATGATGCTCTGGTAGAAGATTTCTATAATGCCATAGTCAAGGCTAAGTGGGCTGGTGGTGGCTACGAGGAGTTTAAGCAGAGCTTTCAGGATATCGCCGCCAAGCATGGCTGGTCATACAATGGCTCGCCAGGGTGGCGCAGTAGAATAATCTACGATACCAACATTACTCAGTCTTATAACGCCGGGCGCTACCAGCAGATGATGGCGGTTAAGCATCTTCGGCCGTTTTGGACATATGACCATACAAGTATTGAGCATCCGCGCCTTGAGCATAAGGCATGGGACGGGTTGGTTTTATCAGCCGATGATCCTTGGTGGAATACGCACTATCCACAAAATGGCTGGGGCTGCAAATGCAGGGTGCATTCTCTGTCTGAATTTGAAGCGCGTCAGAAATGGGAGCAAAAAGGCCTGTCCGGTCCCGATCAATCCCCTCCTATCGAAATGGAGGAGAGAGTCATCGGTAAAAACGGCAGCAATCCGCGCACAGTGTGGGTACCTAAGGGTATTGACCCAGGCTTTGCCTATAATCCTGGCAAAGCTTTTCTTGAGCCCCATACTGTGCCGCCTTTACAGGGTTACGATGCGGTGCTAAAACAGCGTGGCGAGCCGTGGCCAACGGGTTTTAATCCGCCATTACCGCCCAAGCCCACTAAAGTGCCGGCTCATATCGTGCTGCCCGCCGATACGGCGCCGGAAGTGGCTGTGCAAGATTTTTTGGAAGTCTTCGGAGCAACTATGGAACAAGGCGCAGCATTTACCGATGCAGCGGGAAGTACGTTGGCAGTAACTAAGGCGCTATTTCAAGATGGGCAGGGAGATTTCAAGTGGCTGGCTAGTGCTAAAAAAGCCGAACGACTTCGGTACATTAATCTACTGGCCATGACGCTGATTGAACCAGATGAGGTTTGGTGGGTATGGGTAAAAGATCATCAAGATAATGGTCGGTGGCGTTTAAAACGTCGTTATCTGCGAGCTTTTGAGCTTGATGGCTCTGCGGAATATGGTGTGTCGGTATTTGAGTGGGGTAGAACAGGGTGGACGGGTTCGACAGCATTCATGACAAATCAACCATCTGAGGCATTGCGCCAGGAATACTTTGATAAGCAGCGTAATGGTAGACTGGTTTATCAGAAGTAAAACCCGGCTCCTGCATGAACCGGATCAATGGGTCGGATTTGAGGGTTATGCAGAACCACAGCTTCTTCACCATACCTTTATTATATAGGCGCTAAACGATTATGCAATTTGAGATTGAATTTAAAGCGGATCACCTTAAGCGCGTGATGGAAGCAGTCCGGCGAGAAATCGCTACGCCGCAGGAAATGCTGGGAAGCATGGGTGAGTCGTTACTGCGGGTGAATCGGGAGCGTCATGACAAGGGGCTGGCACCAGATGGAACTAGGTGGAAAGAATTGTCTCCACTGACCCTGGCTCAGGGGAATCGCAAGGGTGGGCCGTTGAATAAGTCTGGCGATCTATTACACAGTTTCCATTATCAGGTAACGGGCAATAGGTTGGTGTTGGGATTTGATGGCGCATTTGAAGCCAAAAAAGCTGTCTGGCACCATTTTGGAACCGACCCATACACTATCGTGCCAAAACATAAAGCAGTATTGGCATTTGCAGGTATCGTTAGTAAGCGGGTTAATCATCCGGGACTGCCGAAAAGACCTCTAGTTGGTTTTCCTGTATCTGATCAAAAATTGGTTGCTGATGTAACTGCTGATCATTTGGTACGCGTTTTAAAGCGCGTTCGATGATTGAATAAACGGCATTAAATAGGGATAAATACCCTAACTCCTGAGCTAATTTATCCTATTTTTCTCCCGAATTTTCCTCGTTTTTACCTCAATTCATCCGGAATTCAAGAGTTTTTTATTTTTCCATGTTTCTCAGTATTTACGGGGCTTTCAGGCCATTTTTCCCTATTGTTCTTTGTCCTGTTTCTCCCCCCTCCCTACTGAAAGCTATTTGGTGAGCACTAAAAAAACCGCTTACCCTTCGATAAGCTCAGGGCTAACGGGATTTTTGAGCGCTCAACTGCGGTTTTCGGGTTGATGCGGGAACTGCTTAAGCGTCCTTGGGGATCCCTCGTAGCGTTGCCAGTGCGTTTTCGTAGTCGAATACCTCAATTTGTCGAGTAAAGTCAGCATAGCGACTGCCCAGCTTCACTCGCAGCAGGTCAGCGGATTCGCGGGCCAAGCCGTTGGCGCGAGCGTTGTCTTCGACAAGCAGGTTTTCCAATTCCGAGAGTACTTGTTTTAAGCATTCGGGATCGATATTGCAGGCAGTGTTTTCGATAAGAGCAACTTCCGGCAAACTCAGGATGTACTGAATCAATTGAGCCAATTCGCGATCACACAGCCTGGCCAATTCTGCGCACTCGGTTGAAGTGGCATTCTGGCGCAAGGCCTTATCCAGCAGGGTTGCCAGATCGGAAACGCGGCGAGCGCCCAGAGTGGCGGCGGCGCCTTTCAGGCCATGAGTCAGGTGTTGCGCCTCTTGGATGTCTCCCTTATTCAGCAGTTCTTGTACACGAATCATGTCTCTACTATGGAAGTTGGCAAACATCTGCAAAAGTTGCTGATATTTCAGGGTGTCGCCCCTGACGACAGCCAGGCCCCGTGCCGCTTCCAGTCCCGGAACGGTTGCCAGTCGGCTCGGAATGTAGCTGACCGGGAGAGGGATCGGCATGAAGTCCTCCGTGAGTTCTACGGGGCGGTTTTCTAAATCTGCGGGGGGATAGTTTCGGTCAGGTGGCGACAGCCAACGCAGCAACGTAGCGTAGAGAACCTGCGGAATCACGGGTTTGGCAACAAAGTCGTTCATGCCGGCATTGAGGCAGATACGCCGGTCTTCGTCAAAAGCGTTGGCGGTCATGGCCAGGATCGGCAAGGATGCGTAGCAGGGCTGGGCGCGAATCGCTTTGGTTGCGGCCAAGCCATCCATATCGGGCATCTGCACATCCATCAGCACCAGATCGTAGCTATTCGTACCGAGCTTATCCAAGGCGACCCGACCGTTTTCCGCCGTGTCCACCGACAGACCGACCCCGTGCAGCAATTCCAGC